TTAGGTTGTAAGAAGTGCTGTCCACGTGTTTTTGCCAACGATGCCGTCGACTGTTAAGGAATGAGCCTTTTGGTAATCTCTGACAGCTATGTTCGTCTTAGTGCCGAAGTCACCGTCTATGGACAGACTGTAACCCTTGCCGTTAAGAAGCCTTTGCAGGCTCTTAACCTCACTTCCTTTACTCCCTTTGGATAACTCGGTAAGTTCAATAGTCACTTTCTTCACCTCTTTCTCGGTTTGATCGGTCGCATTATTCCCCTTATATCGAAGCACATAAGTCCAACCCTTAGAGTATCGATAATAAGACCGCTTGCAGATTTCCTTTCCGGTTTGGTCTCCGGTTTTCCCTCCGGTAGTCTTACCACGTTCATCAATTGATGCGTGAACCAGCTCGGAGGAACTTGTCATTAGGGCTGTATGATACTTAGGATGCAAAAGAACATCGCCACGCATCAGGCTGCCGTCCGTAACCTTTTCGAAACCACACTTAATGAAGTTTGAAAGCATGTTGCCGGTGTACGTTGCACCGGCAGACTTAACCTTAATACCCGCCTGTTCAAAAGCAGATATAACAAGAGAACTGCAGTCGTAATCCGGACCCCATCGTTTGACCTGGTCATAGCCGTGAGTATCATCCGCAGCTATCGCCTCTGCCCACTCGACCGCCTTTTCAACTTTTAAATCAATTGCCATGGTTTCCGCCTCCGGAGCTGTCGGCAAGACCCTCGCCGATAACATATCCAATCACTGTAGCACCTGCCATAACGATTGAACTTACCTGTGCTGCCACACTCTCGGAGTGTCCAAAAGCGATTAACAGCATAGAAATAAAAGAAGCTATGGATAACCATAGCTTCCTACTGGTGAGCTTCCGCTTGATGTTAATTTTGTTCATCTGTGCTTTTCCTCCATTTTATTCTCAAGATTCGCCACGTCCGAGTGCAGTTCATCAATCTGCGACCATACCGTCTTGATGTCACGCTCGGCAAGTGCCATGCGCTCGACGACCGTGTTGTGTTTATCGACCTTCTTCTCAAGTTGCTCGATGCGATAGACCGTCAGTCGATTGCTGATGAGTATTCCACTAATCGACCCGACAGCCGTTCCTATTAGACTTATGATGCTCGTAAGCATCTCCGGAGATATCGTCATTATTCCACCTCCGTAATCTCATACGTCAGCTTCATTGTAAGGTCTGCAGTCTTAGTGACAGACTCGGAGAGATTGTTGACGGTGGATATCCAGAGAGGACTGAGAGCTTGACAATAGAAGTATCCGGCGCTGGCACTACGGCTCCATATCGAAGCGAGCATTCCATTGACACTTCCTCCGAGAAGGCTCTTATAATTAGACCTTCCTTCGATTGCAGGAGCGCGATAGAACTTGTCTCCCTGAATAATGAGCGAGACGTTCTGACCTGACAGTACGCCGAACAGTTGGTCGGACTCAGCTCCAATATGGTAAAAACTTATGCCCGCCGAGTTGCTTGCCCATGTCATCGCATCGACGTTCTCAAGCTCAGTGATATCTGCCGAGTTCGTCATGTTAATCTTATATATCACGGTCTTGCCAACAGGCATGATGTAGACGTAATCGCCAAGAACGCCATGATAAGATGCGTTCGGCGCGAGCAAGTCATTCGTCTCGACTGTGACAGTCTCTGTGACTGTAAGGTCGATATCTTCGCTCGTCCAGTCACTGAGGTTAATCTTGACGATTTTTATTTCCTTGCTGTAGGGCAAGATGCAATAGAGATATCCCGAGTCAATCGTCGCGCCGAACGACGCGGTTGATGTCGATAAGTCAAGACTGGTGCTTATCGTGTGAGTCTCGAGAATGCTGTCGGCGTTCAGATGTAACTTGCACTGATTGACTCTTATCTTCTTGACGATGATTGCAGAGTCGTCGCTTGAATATTCCGCAGTATAGACCACATCTTCTTCGGGTGAATATATTCCGACAGTCGTCTGACTTAGCCAGTTAGCCGAATTAGCCACGTCCGACGCCACATAAGTCGGAAGATATAACCCTGTCTCACCCGTATATAGACCGTTGTAACCGTTCACATCATGCGTCAGACAGACGCTCTTAATGATGCCATTTCCCTGAGACGTTGCCCAATCCCAGACATATCTATATCCGTTGGTGATGATTCCCGATTCCGTAGCATTCGGATTACCACGGGTCAAGACATCGCCCGAATACGCAGTCTGACCCGCGTGAGCTGTAAGCGTCGCAGTTGAGGGAAGCTCTGTCGGAACTCCGCTTGATGTGTCTATCTCCTCAGGAAGCAGGAAACAACCTGCGAAGTAGTCATTCGCCGTGAACGGAGACTGAACGCCTCCGTTCGCACGCAGAAAAGTCGCATTGACTAGGTTCTGAAGTCCGGCTGTCACCGTGTTGTCTTTCTCGACCCGGTGCACGACTTTGCCGTTTCTCATCAAGTCTATGCGAGTATGTCCGTGAAACTGACTGACCTTGCTGTTCGCCGACGGCGTTCTTGTAATAATGTCATGTAGATTCATATATGACCTCCTGAGAGTGGTTATTCAGACTTGAACGGGAAGAAGACACATGACCTGACCGTCCATGTCGCTGATGAGCTATCCGTCGTGATGACGACCTTATCTCCCGTTGATACCGTGAACGTGTGACAGGCAACTGCATAAGCTGTATATGCCGGAATCGAGAATACCGTGTAATCATTGATATTAATCTTGATAGAGCTTCCCGATTCTGTTCCACGATTCGCGAATAGATATATCTGTCCGTCTGAGGGAGCCGTGTAAGAGATTGTCGATTCAGATGTCGGCCGAGTTGCCGAGGATATAATTCCCTTACCGTCCGTATAATCGGGAATCCCTGCTTTGTAAACAATCTCCTTCTGCAAGCTGTCAATGTCGCTCTCTGCCGTGTCAACTCTTCCCGTAAGCGTCGTCAAGTCACTTGCAGTAGCATCTGCGTTTGAATTGACCTCGTTGATTGCTCCGGTCAAGCTCTTAGCCTCGGTCTCAAGGTCGCTCTCGAACTCCGTGTCCGTGGCGATGTGAGACGCTATCTCACTCATGCTGACCTTTCGCGAAGCATATCCCGTGTCGCTTGAACTATTCGGGATAGACGTCTCGAACAAGTCGCTTGAGGTCGTAGCCTCCGCTGTCGTCAATTCCGATATTCTCTTAGAATCTGCCATATACTCTTATCCTCCTTGCGTAAGTCTTGTAGATTCTCCGTCTTCTGTAATGCGACTCACTTCAGAGTCGTCTGTGCTGTCTTCCGTCACCCTCGTGTAGACCTGCCATTGACATATAAGCGTCATAGAGTCCGAAGCGACTGCGACCACGTCAGAGCCGACTTGAGCCGTGGAATACTCATCGCTTGCCGTGACCTTAGTCGGCGTCTGGAATGTAATAGAGCAATTATCCGAAGTGACTGCGACGATGCCGTCAATGATTGAGGCGGCCGTGTATTCGTCAACCAGAGTAAGTATTCCATCCCAGGAAACAGATGCGGACATTTTCTGACCGGTCAAAAGTGCGTGCACATCTCCCACTCCCAGAACAGCCGTTCCGGAAGAGATGCTCATACGCACTTCCCATATGTGAACCTTTGAGGCGTCTGTGTTAATCCAGTACTGCGTTCCCAACAAGTGATCTCCCGATTCCCCGTAAGTGTGAATCGGGGCATATCCCTGGAGTGTACCGTCAAGGTAGTACTCGATATACACTTCCTGAGTACTATCCGATAATTCAGACAGCAAATTGAACTCATGCCACATCGTAACTATTGTGCTTTCCGTAACCGCAAACGACAGCCTAAGAACCGGAGTCGATTCTGTACCAAGCTCAATCTCATCGGTGTTGACATAAGTGTAATAACTCAGAGCATTCTCTGAGCTCGAATTCTTAAGGTTCTCGAGTGCCTTATCGGTTTTTGACTTTGCCTCTCCGAGCTTCGGATTCTTTCCAACAGCCGTTATTTTATGTGTACCTCGATATTTCCA